GGTGCGTACTAACTCACCATCTAAATCTATAAACCCACCAGGCAGTGAAACTTCTGACTCAGAAGGGGCTCTAGTAATAATTACTGGAGCTGGTTCTTCCATAGCTTTTTTAGCGAATTGTGCTACAAGTGCTGCATCTGAAATTACTTCAGCCACGTTTTATTCTCCTTTTAGTTTTGTTAGATCTTCTTGTACTCTGCGTCTGTAAAGAATACAGACAATCCCTCGTGAACCAAAGTCATGGTTTCAAATAGGATTTCATTAGCACCAGCATTTAGATCTTGGTAAGCCAAGCTGCTGATCCATGCATTGTGGACTTTGAACCCCATTCTTGGGGTATTGTCATCCGCATTAGTTGCTGAGCTATTACGATTTGGGTGATCCATTACGTAGATATTAATATCAACGCGGAACCCTGCTGTAGAACTTGTTGATACTCCATCTCCAGAAGAGGCTGAGAATAGGGAGCGCATCCAAGTAATTGCTTGATCGTTGCCAAACATTGCGCCACGTTGTAGCGTAATTGGGCTAAACGTAGTCATACCTGGCATTTGGTGAACGGTAGTATTGTAACCACCTTCACGGTATGAAATAGGTTGTGTATTAACGTTTAATCCACTAATGTAAGTGAATCCGCCAATCCAACCATCTGATACACCATTAACTGGTTGTTTATTTGTGGAAGAGGTTTTAATTTTACTTAAAGCCGCGCCACTGTAAGGATCTGTGAACTCAGCGTAGAACCGAAAGTTACGTAACGGATCGGTAGCAATCGTTGAGAATCGATTGATTAAACTGCCTGTTGCCATTATTTATTTATCTCCTTTACGCTACAGTAACGGTTGTTCCACCGTCATACTGGCCAATTTTGATAATTACGAATTCAGCTGGACGTTGTAGTGCTACGCCCACCTCAATATTTACTTCGCCGTTATCAATACTGTTTTGTGTGTTGTTTGTGCTATCAATTTTAACAAAGAAAGCACTGGCTGGGGAAGCCCCTTGTAATCCACCCTGAGCCCAGAAATTGGTCAAGAATGAACTGATAGATGCGTTTAGTCTGCGCCATAGTGCTGAGCTATTTGGCTCAAACACAGCAAACTGAGTTAACTCAGTCAAAGACTTACGTAGATAAATTAATGTTCTACGTACTGGCACATAACGATCAATGTATCCAGCTTTAAGTGTACGAGCGCCCATTACTACAATTCCAGCGCCTGAAACAAATTTAATTGCATTAGCTGGAGCAGGAGATGAGTTTAAAAGGTCTAACTCAGCATTAGTTAATTGTGTAACTGATACTGCGTTAGCAATACGAGCTAGTAAACCAGCAGGTGCTTTGTACACACCTCGTGAAGCGTCTGTACGAACATATAGTCCCATTACAGCTCCGCCTGCACCAACTGTTTTAACAGCGTTTTGTGATGCTCCAGCGCCCACTGTTGGGTCACTAATTGTAATACGTGGGTAATACACAGCAGCTTGAGAAGAAGCTGTATATGTAAGGTTTAAGCTAAGTTGATTAGCTACAGTATCGTCTTTACCGTCAACAATAACAAATACGTCTGAGCGTCCTTCTGCGTATGCTATTAAAGCGTTTATAGTTGTTGCATCTGTATATCCAGGCGCGTTTAAAAGTAAAGATTGATTAATAACATCATACTTAACTAATGAACTTGTTATATTTCCACCAACTACAGCGGCGCCATTTGCTCCAGACGCTAAAGTTGTGTTAGTAGATACAACTGGGTTATTAGTAGGTGCAGCAGTTGCTGAGCCAAGGTTGGTAGCTCTAATATACTTAGAACCAACGTTAATTATGTCAACTGCGTAACGAGAATCTGTAGTAAGCATTGTAATATCCACAAAACGCTCAACAATATAAGCATCTGTGCTTCCGCCTCTATAAACAGTTAAGTTAAAATAATTAGTTATAGTAGAATCAGTAATAGAAACGTTTAACTCATTACCCCAAGTTCCTGTGCTGTTTGCGTCTATTTTTAAAGTAGACAGCGGAGAACCAGCTCTATCACTTAAAGTACGAGTTGCTAGTACTGCGCCTGTGCCAACGGCACGAGTTACGTACGCTTGTGATCCACCATTTACAAAAAACATGTAAACAGCTATAGGTAAATCATTTGATGCGTTTGAGTTCCATGAACCAAACTTAGTTACATAGTCGCTCCAGCTGGTTACTAATGTAGGAATTATTGGGCCACGATCGCTCGCTCCAATAAACGCAGCTATGGTGTCAGAGGCTGGGCCTGCGACTGTTTCAATAGGATTTAACGTTTCTTGAACGTATACTCCTGGTCTTTGTACTGCCATTGTATCTCCTTAGGTTTTTACGTAGGTTACGAGTATTAGACGGATTGGTAGCGAGACGGGATATGCGTAGTGATACGGTTGATCTTTACAGTGTCTACTATACGTGTTGCAGTTTGTGCCGCACGTGGCGTCATTTCACTTAGGATACGAATAGAGAACACATTACGAAGTAAACGGCGGTTTCCAGTTTCATCTTCAACCGCATCGCGTTTGACAAATCCGTCTAAGAACATACTACGTGCACTAAACTGAGTTCCTAATTCATTTGGAACTAGTAAGTTACCGAACTTAGATGGAAACTTATTTAATAGTTGAAACATTAATGCTCTATCATGACGTGGGTGCCTAGAAAAAGAAGTAATTTGATAAGACAAATCATACGCTATTGGAAGGTCGTATTCATAAACTCTTCCAGCAACAGGGGTTCTAGTTCCTCTGTAATCATCGTCTGAAAGCCGACCAGAAGTTTGACGATCATTTGCTGGCACAATATCAATTAAGTCTATAGTAAGAAAAGGAAAAGATTGATCGCGGATTTCAACGTCTGGATAACCAAACCATACTTTTACTGGTCTAGTTGGATTTTTTTGATCAGCAACAGTAAGGCCATCTAAATAGGTTTTTAACGCTAAGTCCTCAGCAATAATAAATGGATTTCCCATTACCAGATTCCCCCCGCTCCAGTTTCATTCATATAATCCATAACTCCATTCTTTGTCTCATTAGACAGTGTGCTTACAGCACGGTTTATAAATGGTCGTATTACAGAGTTTGGTGACTCGTTTGTAGAGCCGTACTCTAAGTCTTCAATTCTTTGCTTTAACTGATCTGGATAAGAAACGTAAACGCTTCCATTATCATTAATTACTTCTAGGGCGTTAATCAATTCTCCAGGCCAATTAGCGGCACGGGCAGTTTCATGCAAAGACATAGTTAGCTTATGAGTCACAGACTCAGCTATGTCAGAAGCTAAATTATGGGTTGATTTATTTTTTGTTAGCACTTTTTTTATGCCCTTTATACGCAAGAAACGCGGCGATACCTAGCAATACTTTATTCTCAGTTTCCTTGCTTGGGACGTTATCCGTTATCCCTTTAATGAAGTCCGCGGCAGACGGGCGGTCTATCTTATCTTCATTCATGGCAGGCTCCTAAGGAGTAGCAGGGTATATCGCAAGGGTAGTGCTTTAATTCCGCACGGAATTATCTTTAGTATAAAGCAAAAAGGCCCCTTTCGGGGCCTTAGGGCTTACTTCTTTTTAATCTTCTTTGCTAACGCCTTGTCTAACTTAGCGTCTTCTTTCTTAGATGGCTTCTTTGCATCCATCTTCTTATCTTCTTTCTTAAACGCGCCTTTTTGCTTTGGGGACATGCCCTTCATAGCTTTAGCATCTTGCTTCTTATCAGATCCTTTGCCGAATCCAGGTTGTCCTTTTTTCTTACCGCATCCGCATATTGCGCACATGATTTACCTGCTTTTCTCGCCTTACGGCGCGTTAGTGGTTACTTACTTGGTTTGTACTTTGAAAGCCTTGACTTTACTGAAACAGAAGGTTTACGAACAACTGCGCCTTTACGTTTTCTAGGAACTGACCCAGTGTTTCTGGCAAGTTGTTCTTTCTTTAAATCAATAGTTTTCTGTGGGTTTTTTCCAGCAGTACTACCAATAGATTTTTTTGCCATTACATGCCTTTTTTTCTTACCATAGAAGACTTTTTATTCTTCGCTGGTCCAGCCTTTTTTGCATATTTTTTATTAGCAGCGGTTATTGATTTCATGCCGTGTTTATCTTTTGGCTTACCGCAACCACAAGTAGCGCACATTACTTCTTCTTCTTTCGTAGAGCAGCTAAATCAGACGCGTCAATCTTCTTTGGGTCTCCAGCTTTTCCAGCAATTTTCTTTTGTTTTGGTGATAGTTTTTTAGCAGTTTTCTTGCAAGCGCCTTTACATCCTGGCTTTGAACAACCGCATCCACATGATTTACACATTACTTAACCTTCTTTTCTCTTAGTCGTTTTTTATTCTTTAACCCACGTTTTTGGCGAGTCTTAGAAATTTTATCATTATTTTTTTTCATTTAATCTCTTAGCTTCTAGGTGGGATATCTACGTAAGACAAGAACTGGCTATCATTAACCATTTCTTCAGAACTTAGCTGGATACAGTCTACTACCACAAGGGCGTAGTCTTCAGCAATAATTCCTCTTTGTTGAACGCTAAAGGGGCGGTAGACCTGATTTTTCCACACGATACGACCGCGGTTTTCAAGGTCAGGGTTCCCTAGAACTCCTGCGTCTATCTTTTCTATGTCTCTAGAGTTAATTGTTAAGTGTAATGTATCAGCATTATAAAAACCGCGTTGAGAAGTTGGCACTTTACCTTGTGTAAGAATTGCTCTAATAATAGGAAGTGGGTAAGGCCCACGCCAAATACGTCCACTAGTCTGCGCCGCAGTATCGTAAATAGGATCAACAACAGTACTAGTTTTATTAAATACAAACCAAAGAGCTTTAGTTCCTACTGGATTTTTTAGGTCAGCGTCAATGCCATCTTGGACAGACACCCGCTCAAAATCAGAGGTAAACCTACCACCAGGAGTATAAGCGCGACTCATTAATTATCCTTACGTATAAGTCTTTAAATTATCCAGTATAGGGTTGATTAAAACTAGTTAAAGCACTCTTTATTTCTTATAGCAAGGCTTGGGTTTACCCATACCTGGTCTTCCATATTACCTCCCCATTCATGGGAAGTGTCAACCAACACAAACCCATTGGAGATCATAAATTCAGCAACCTTATCCCTAGTGACATGCTCTGGGTGTAATTGGATGCTTTCTGTTTCTAAATGGAATAATCGTACGTCTTTAAGCCTATCGCCAAACCCTTGAAGCACTTGCCAGCTGTAGCCTTCGGTATCTATTTTGACTACATCAATAATTCCTGTATCCGCTGTTTTAGCCAATAGGCTATCTGCTCGGCTTGTTGAGACAATAATTTCTTTTGTTTTTCCCTCGTAATAAGAAGGCGGCGGGTTTATAGAAGTTTCTTTACTAAAAATAGATGAGGTACCCATTATCTCAATATAGTTAGAGTTAACTTGTGTAAAAGTTGTTTGCCCGTCTTTATCTGTAATAGCGCATTCATAAATATACATCCAAGGGTATCTATCCTTAGTAAGTTTAATACATTTAGGGTTTGCATCTATTGCAATGACTTTAGTTCCTTGGAGCTTGTTATAAAGGTAGAAAGCGTCATTTCCATCTCGTGTACCTATATCTATAATAAGAGGAGCGCTAGTGCCAAAGTATTTACGATAGTTAGTTATAACAGGCTCTAAAATGTCAATCTCTTCTGGAGTACCCTCAATTGTATTAAGGTTAGTGTGGATTGCGGCGCGGTAACTTTGATCAATACTTTCTGTAAGAAGTTGTTTAAATATACTAATGGCTTCATCTTTACGGCCTACCCACCAACTACTGACAGCTTTTTCAAACCGCAAACTATATTCACCAGGATAGTCAACCCATACAGGAAGTGGTCCACTCTTTAAATGACCAAAAGATAAACCAACTTCTGCCATGGTGTACGCCTCTTGCCATTTTTGATTGCGCTCATACCAACGAGCTAAAAGAAACCATGCTTCTGGCCGTGATGGGATATAGGCAATAGCTTTAAGATAAAGGTTAACAACAGTTGCTTCTCTATTTCTTTGGCTGCTAAAACAATGTGCCGATTTAAGCAAAGAAGCGTAAACATACTCAGGGTGTGAGTAATACCCATATTCAGCCGTGCGAAGGTAAAAAGAAACAGCTGATGCGGTTTGACCAATTCTTTCGTATTCCATAGCCGTATTAAGACTAAGAACAGGATTAAATGGATCTTTAGATAGAGAGAGGATTAAGTTATTAATATTGTTAATCATTAA